CCGCCACCGCCGTGACCTGAACCGCCGCCGCCACCTCCGCCAGAACCTGAACCGGATGTAGTGCCATATTTTGCGCCACCGCCGCCGTTGCCAGAATATCCCCCTGCGCCTCCGCCGCCAGCGCCTCCACAACCAGATGCTGCCCCGCCGCTGCCGCCATTACCACCGCCAGTTCCAGTATAACCGCCGCCAGAACCATTGGAGCCAAGGGAACCGTTTCCGCCACCGTTTCCAGCGACTGTTGAGGAGTTAACAAAATAACTTTGCCCAGATGCCCCGCCAACAACAACTGTATAATTATTTCCGGGAGTTACGGAATAATTATTAATATATCCTAACCCACCACCACCTGCACCGCCAACGGCGGTTGAACCGTTAGATGTAACAGTAGACCCGCCGCCGCCTACTGCAACGACAGATACAGAATATACGTTAGAAGGTGCTGTCCAAGTATAACTTCCGGCAGAAGTATAAGAATTTGATCCGGGGGCGGCTAATACCTTCCCCGCTGTCGTAAAAAAACTCTGCATAATGGTCATGTTACGTCAGCCCTGCGCCAGAAATAACCGCGTTAGATGATGTAATGAAGATGATTGTGCAAATTCCGTACAAACCAAGAGTTCTGTTACCTGTAGTAGATGAGGATTGTCCCGCCCACTGCATTGTTACGCCCGTGCCTTGAGTAATGGTTTGGCTGCTACCTGAGTTATTGTAGATAGTAACAATGTTACCTGCTGACATAACAGAGTTTGGAACAGTTACGCCACCAGTAGTGATTGATATAGTTTGTCCGTTATCCGTCGCAAGTAAGGTATAAGCAGATGTTTTGGCATTGATTGGGGCGCTACGGACGTTCCCAAGGTTGTCAAAATGAGACCCTGAAGTAGAAATATTACCGCTGCCAGAAGGCGATGTCGTCGTCCCCACCAGCAGATTGCCGGAGGAGTCGATACGCATACGTTCTGTGCCACCGCTGCTAGAAACAGTAAAAGCATCAGCACTTGGAGAACCTAAAAATGGACCATTTTGAGATGTTCCATAATTTAATTGTAAAGCGTATGGTTCATTGTTTGCATTTAAAGTTGTTCTACCAGCATATACGTTAAATTTTGTAACTGGCGAACTCGTCCCAATACCTACGTTGCCGTTATTATGTAAAAACATCAAATTACGGGCAGAAGCAGATGTTACAAGTTGGTAAAAACCAATACCTGTATTCGTATAGACTGATGGGTCAGCAGTGTTCCAAATATCTTGTTCTGCTTGTCCGTTTGTCCAGTTATTAGCAACTGCTAATCCTATATTTTGATTTGGATATGTTGTGCCAGCAGAATTGAACCCTGCAAGATAGGCATAACCGCCAGATTGATAGAAACTTCCGTTGACGTTTAATTTATATGCCCCCGGCGAACTAGTCCCAATACCTACGTTGCCGCTGCTGTCTATGCGCATACGCTCTGTGCCAGTTTCAGAAAACTGAAGCCCTCCGTTGAAATATAAAACCGGAGATGCGCTATACGCACCACCAAGAATATTTGAATAGTTACCTAATGCAGCAATAAAAGTGCTGCCATTTTTTACAGCCGTGTATGCGCCGCCACCTGTTCCAGAACTTGATCCTACGGTCAATGATTGGACAGAAGACGTACCATCGCCCACTTGCAGTTTTGCACCCGGCGAAGTCGTTCCAATACCTACGTTGCCGCTGGAGTCGATGCGCATACGTTCTGAACTGCCACCAGTATTATATATTAAAGCGCCAGCAGATTGCGTTAATAAGTTGCCAACCGCGCCATAAATATATGGTTGGTTAGAATACGCTCCACCAGCAATTGCACTGTAATTTCCTATTGCTAAAATGTTAGTTCCGTTATTGGCATAATATGTTGCGGACCCGTCAACAGAATTGGTTGCCCCGCCGTTAATACGATTAACAACAAGACCGCTTCCTGATCCTACATCTAACTTATAAGAAGGCGAAGTCGTCCCAATCCCCAAATTGCCTGACGTATCCAAGCGCATTTTTTCTGCGCCGCTGGTATAGAACGTCAATGGCAAATACGTACCCGTGCCGTTAATACCCGACACCAACTGAACGTCCGTGGAGCCGTTCGTCGCAATCAAAATCTTGGATGCGTTGGTAGGATCAGCGGCGTTGGTCGCTTGCCAAGAAGCAGCCGTGGATGTGCCGTTAGGCAGAGCATAAATGCCTGTCGTGCTGTTGGTCGTGCTTGTCTGGAAAGCCAAGCGGTTCGTAATCGTGGCATTGGTAAAATCACCAAGAATACGCGCACCAGTTCCAGTAAACGTCTCGTTACCGCTATTGCTGACACTGCCCGTTGTTAAAGCCGTAACCGTAGGCGAATTAGACCATGCAGGAGCAACACCAACGCCGCCCGACACAAGAACTGATCCGGTAGCAACGTCAGCCAGTTTTGAAAGCGTTGTAGAAGCAGAGGCGTACAGAAGATCGCCCACTGTGTAGGACGTAATGTTCGTGCCGCCAGAGGCCACAGGAACAACGCCGCCAAGGGTTGCAAGCGTTACCGTCGTCCAAGATGGAGCGGCAGACGCGCCACCAGACGTTAAGAACTGACCGGACGTGCCGTATGTAGCCCCGCCAATACCAAACTGACCCGCAGGTCCAAAGCGAAATGCTTCAGTCGCAGAGTTGCCGCCTGTAGCAGTCGTGAAGATAGACGCGTATGTTCCTTGTGCCGTATCCGTGAAGTTTTCAGCAGCAGTAATCGCAAGATAACCTGTAGATGCTGTAGCAAATCCAGTCGCGCCATAACCACGGGCAGTAAACTGCGCTAAGAAGTCGCCTGATTGCGATGCCGTTGGAGAAGCCGCCGTACCACGGGCTGATCGTGCCGTATATGCACCGTAAGCCCCCGTACCATAAGCATCTTGCGTAATACGGGTGTTTGCGGCGTTTGCGCCAACAATATACAAATCAGTACCGGCAGGAAGCGAACCTGTTGGCGTGGTCGTTTGCGTATTGGAAACAACCGTCAACTGCGTCTGCGGCGTAGCGGTATTAATGCCCAAGCGATTATTGGTGTTATCCCAGAAGAACTTGGCATTGTTCTGGCTGTAAACGCCGGATGCACCCGCAAATACGACAGAGCCAGTGGTAAATGCCGTTGTCGTGCCAGTGCCGCCGTAGCCAACACCAATGGTTGAGCCGTTCCAAACACCCGCAGTAATTGCGCCGCTTGTGCCAATCGTCATGGCATCCGTTGCGCCGTTATTTACCACAAAGTGAATGGCATTGCTTGTCGTTGTACCAATGGCAAGGTCAGCAGATGTCGCATCAAGATAAACAGTATTAGGCGCGTTAAATGCGCCCGATCCTGCAAATGTTGAAGAATTCATCCCCAATTCGCCATAATACGTTGATGACGTACCAAGGTTGTTGGAAACAATGAAATTTGTGGATGCCACGTTGCCAGAGTTGGTGTTTTGAAGCACCATTTCGTTGTAGGTGTTTACGCTATTGGTATAAGACGCAAAGATATTCGTATCGCTATAGCCAAGCGTACCGTAACTATAAGCACCCGCAGATAATGCGCTGGCAAGCGAACCATTGGCCGTCACATAGGTAAACGCACCCGTAGAAGGCGTTGTTGCGCCAACCGTGCCATTGATGCCGCTAACCCAAGAGGCAGTCGTGCCGTTGGATGTCAGAAGTTGATTAGCCGTTCCAATGCCCAAACGGGTTGCACTGTTCGTGCCGTTTCCAATAATTAAATCGCCAGTTGTGGTAATTGGCGAAAGGGCATTGAACGCAGCAGATGCGGTTGTCTGGCCCGTGCCGCCAAACGAAATACCAACGGTGCTTAGGCCAATTGTATTGCCCGTCTTAGTGATTGGGGCAGATACAGTAATATTACCGGAAGAAGATGTCTGAACCCACACAAGGGCGGTAGAGCCAACCGTAATTGTACCAGTTGTGTTCATAACCCATGAGGTTGAACCCCATGTTGTGCCGCCAGAAACAAATGCAGCAGCGCCCGTTTCAATGTAATTTGGACCAGTTCCAACCGTGTTAAAGTCCGTGGAACGGGTAAGAACCCAGTTTGTGGAACCGGAGCCTTGGTTGGTGACAACGTAAATACCGTTTTGCAGACCACTTGATTGGTTTTTAACCAGAACGCGGGTGGCATTTGTAACGTCTGTGGCGGTGAAAGTATAACCGTCAATCGTCAATGCGGCCTGTGTGCCAGCGTTTGTAATTGTAGCGCCAACGCCAGATGTGCCGTTATTGTATGTTACCGTGCCAAGGTCTGCGGTGGTTGCATAACCAACAGCAGTATGGAATGTGGTATTGCTGACTGAGGCAACCTGACCATCAACATACTGCTTGGTGGACAACTGCAACGCGGAAACCGGGTCTTGCGTAACTGTAACCGTTGTCAAACCTGACAACGTAGCCGCTGTAGCACCCAGTGATACAGATGTCGTTCCAAGCGTAATAGACGAATTGGTTAGCCCGGCATTAGGGATGGTAGCCGATGCCGTAACCGCGCCCGTGCCGTTACCAAATAGATAGCCACTAAGCGTAGAAGCACCCGTTCCGCCATTGGTAACAGGAAGAACACCAGTAACACCTGTTGTAAGCGGCAAACCCGTAGCATTGGTAAGAATAGCCGCAGATGGCGTCCCAAGTGCTGGAGTTGCAAGCGTTGGCGAATTTGACAACACCACTGAACCTGTACCCGTGGATGTCGTTGTCCCAGTACCACCAGATGCTACGGGCAATGTGCCAGTAGTAAGTGCAGATGTAGACGTTGCATATAAAGCGCCACCGGAAGTGAACGATGTAAGACCCGTGCCGCCATTGGCCGTGCCAAGTGTACCCGTCACATGAGTAGAAAGACCAATTTTACCCCAAGACGGAGCAACACCGACCCCTCCAGAAATAAGAGCATTGCCAGTAGCCACGTCATTAAGACGGGCCAAGGTGGAAGATGACGAAGCATAAAGAATGTCACCCGTCGTATACGATCCATAGCCCGTGCCGCCCTGCGTTTCAGATAATGGCGTGGTCAGGCCAGAAAGGGATGTAATATCGCTATTTGCGCCAGAAGCCGCCGCGCCAAGATTGGTACGCGCAGCCGATGCCGATGTAGCGCCCGTACCGCCGTAAGCAACCGCAATAGGCGTACCTTGCCATGTGCCGGAAGAAATAGTGCTAAAATTGGTCGTACCAGTGGCAGTAAGATTGGTAAACGTACCCGCCGCAGCAGTTGTTCCACCAATCGTGGTTTGGTTAATTGTGCCGCCCGTAATAGCAACAGCATTGGCGTTCTGCGTTGCCATCGTCCCAAGGCCAGTGATTTGGCTTGTTGGAATCAAAATATTTACGCGAGAAGCAGATGTTATCTGGCCCTGTGCATTAATTGTGATTTGCGGGACGGCTGTTGCAGTTCCATAGGTTCCAGAGGTAACGCCAGTTACATCAATTAAAATTGTACCAGATGTCGTTAGTGGGTTTGTGCTTAACGTGGTCAATCCCGTCCCAGCGGTAAGGGAAGAAATTGTACCCGCACCAATTAATGAGCGGACTTGCGCAGCAGTTAAGTCTTGCGGTTGAGCAGAACCCGCCGTGTTGTTGCCCTTAATTGTGTAGGCAGCCATTTGGGCAAGATAATCATTGGTAACGCCGTTATTGTTAAGGCCAATTGTTCCGGTAGTTGTAATAGTCCCGCCAGAAAGCGGCGATTGAGCCGTAACAGATGTTACCGTTCCGCCATTAGCATTAAGGTTAGCAATCTGCTGCGCTGTAGCGCGGTAAGATGTACCGTTTTGAACTACCTGAAGTTGAGACGACCCACTAAGGCTCGTGACTGACGGCAGATTTGGGATAGTTACGTTGCTCATGCCAGCGGCCCTGTCTGAGGTATCTGCGAATAATTGTACGGCACACCAACTATAGCAGTTTTAACCAGTGTTGTAGACCCCAAGATACTACCAGAAGCTACGTTTTGAGCAACTGTGTAGGTAAATTGCGTCGCTGTGTTTACGGTTACGCTATAGAAGCCATCAGTCGCGGCTCCCTTAGTTGTGCCTTGGACTGAAATTTGGTCGTTTGTATTAAGCCCTGTGGAAGCAGAGCATGTTACCGTAATGATTGTCCCGCCATTTGCGGTCATAGAAACGACCGGAAGCGTTACGCCGTAGGTTACAGTGTTCTGCAACGGCATAATGGCGGCTTGCGTCAATCCTACAGGCGGCCCAATTGGCTGGCTTGTTACATTGTTACCATTTTCATCCACTAGGAATGTTGGATTTGTAACTTGCAAGCCAGTCGTTGGGTCTGTGGTCGCGTTAAGCGATGTAACGGTATAATCCGTCTCGTCCGCCGCATACGGTTCAGTGCGAGGGTTCATCACTGGAATTGGATCAGCAGGAAGGACAATAGCGCGAAGCTGGTTTTGCGGGATGTCATTGCATGGTTGGCAAACAAGGATGCGCTTATTGATTAACGACGCGCCGCCCCAGTCAAATTGCCAAGCCAAATCAACGTGGTTATAACGAAATCCACACTTGTCGCAAATTGCATGCGCCTGCGGATTTTTAGACGATGTTCTTGCCCGCCCCGCTTGAGAAGCATAACCCATTTACGCCCCCTGCTTTTCATTGGCCCGTCGTAGTTTTTGCGCAAGTATCATTTTCTGTCTTGTTTCTTCAGAAATTTTTAATCCAGTATGACTTTTATTACCCATACCTTTTTTGTTGCCTATTTGCTTAGCGGCAACTTTGGCAATATGATCTGGAGATTTTTTTTTACCTTTTAAAGCAGCACTTATTTTTGCTTTTTGCTCTTCTGTATGTTTCCGTCCTTTAGCTAAAGACGAAATCATCATTTTAAAATCAGGATGGGAATCAATAAATTCTTTGGTTTTCTTAGACGCGTGTAAACGGTTAGACGGGTTTTCCCATCTTTTTTTTGAAGAATCTTTCATTTTTTGAATTGATTCAGGGCTAAATTTTTTACCGGAAGAACCTTCTCCTCCATCAGTAAAATTAGCTATTTCTATATTAGCCTGTCTCCAAAATAATATTCTTTCTTGCTCAAGCTTATATGCCGCTTCTTCAGTAAGCCCAGATTCTACTATCCTTACTTCTACAGCATATCCTTCTCTTTCAACTTTTGCCCTTATTGCTTTATGATAGGGATTTCGCCTAGACATATTATAGGCGCGATTGTTTTTGCCTTTACCAACGTAAAAGCATTCATCTCTATCAGTTCTCCAATGTTCATAAACATAAAACATTTAATTTCGCCAATAGCCGGAGACCATAGGGCTGACGTACATGGAAGTCCACTCTGTATCCTGTTGCGCGGCAATAGCGTATGATTCGTCAGCTTCTGGTTTCAGCATTTGAGTAAGTGGTGGATTCCAGATACGGGCTAACCGATAAGCTAAACCATTGGCAAACGCCTCTAGCCAACGATAGGGTATGTCTACAGTTTGACCACCAGTGAAGTTGGAATCTTGGACTTGCGTGACAGCATAGTAACTTAATGTGGATGGGCCAGTTGATGTATTGGGTACGGGCCAAACAGTTAATGTGGGGCTTATTAACCTATCCAGCCAGTAAACGGTGGGAAACCCCTGCTGCGTCTTATTTGGATAAGAAGCGTATTCCGTGCGGCTGACTGGAAGAATAATGCGATCTACATTCTGTCCGCTGTTGGTCGTCGTAACATAAGCATCCAAAACCATGACTACATTTGGATCAACGCTATACGTGGAAGTACCCGTGACAAGATTAACCGTCACAAGTTCTACTTTCCAAAGATTAACGCCTTGGTTGGCCCAGCGAGACAACATTAAGTTGGTCGCCATACGAGCCGATTCCATATGCTCTTGAGTAAGGGCAGTTGCCCTTACTCCTGCTGTGTTGAAAGCATAAATTGTAAGTTCGCCTAAGCTTGGGGAGAAAGCATATGTATTGCTCGTGGTCATAACGACTCCTAATTAGAAGTTCGTGTTAGTAGCATCAGCAATAAGATAACCACCTGCGAAGATTGAACCAACAAATGGGCCGCCAGTATTGGACTTCATTTGGAATTGGATATCCGTTCCGCCGGGGTGACCTACAGGGACCGTGTATGGAATGTTGAAAATCTGCACAAACGGCGACTGCGACAACAATGTCGTGTTGCCATTCAACGTGTAATTGTATCCGTTTTCTTGGGTTGTGCTGGCAAGATTGAATTTATTGTATTCAGCAAAAATCATGTAGTTGCTGGACGTAAATCCAATACTTGCGTTGCCCTGAACATATGACAGATAAAACGTGTAACCTTTTGGCACGGTGTAAAGCGACATCTGCGTCTGACCAACACCTGCGTTAATCTGGGCATAAAGAACAGTAGCAATCTTACCCGTAATAATACCCGCATTAACGCCATTCGTTATAAACATGCCATTAATACGGAAAAACGAATTGGTTGTCGTTGCTGTTCCTGAACCGTTTAAAGTGACGGCTTCAGAAAGCAAATTGTAGTTTGCATCCAAACCGTTGACCTGAACAATCAAACCAGCATCAGTTGCGCCAGACGCGCTGAGAAGAACAACAACACCAGCAGTTCCCGGATAGGCATATGCGCCGCCAGATTGCGTTAAGCCTTCCCACAATGGGCCAAGAGCAGTACCCGCAACCTGTGTGCTGTAACCAAAGATTTCTACGGGCTGGTGATTCGTAATGTGACCACGAGCAACCTGTAATTCAAACGGCTCGTGCTTTCCGTTTTTGGTAATTGAATCCCAGATAACGCCGGATTGAGAAAACGTACCCATAATTATTTGCCCTTCTTACGCGCCGCAGCAGCGTTGTCGACGAGATTTGGCCAAGGTCTACCCGCAGCCCTTGCCCTAGCTTTAGCACTTTGCTCTTGCTTATGCGACAAGTGTTTTGTGTGGTGATCTTTGGGCAGTTTAGTTTCCCAAAATGGTTTATCAGTCATTTCCGTACCAATAAAATGATGGCTACAATATTAAGCGAAATAATCACCATCTCGCCAATGGTAAACATTAAACCCATGTCAGCATCCCCACTTGCGGAGTGATTTATTAATGCGGCTATCTGGATCAGCAGCTTTAGCTGAGCCAGTCATTTTACGGCGCATTCCGGTCATTCTGCTACAAAAATTGTCATGACGAGGATTCTCTTTATCCTTCGTCGGTGCCTTGAGGTTGTGGCCTTCTGCTCGTGCAGAAGCGCGTCCCTTGGCGTTTAACCCGCCAGACGGCGATTTACCTTCAGAACGTGTCCATGCTGCGGTCATACTGCACCCATGAGAAAAGTGAGGGGGCTTTTTACACCCCCTCGCTTATATTAATCGTGTTCAGGCTCGTAAGACTTGTGAGCCTTTGGCTCAGTTCCCTTAGCAGCCGTGGAAAGTGGGTGCATGTTTGCACCAATCTCGCACCATGCTTGCGGGCCTTACGATCTGCACGATGCTTAGCATGTTCACCATGCATTGCATGCTCTGGGTGAACGTGACCACCACGCTTGCGCTTTGCGCGATGCTCAGCCTTAGGATGCTCGTGATGATGCTCCTTGTGCTTTGCATTGTGATGGGCAACATGGCCACCATGCTTGCGCTTGGTGCGACCGCCATGCTTGCGTTCTTGTGCTTCGTGTTCAGTTGGCGAATTTGCGCCAGCGTACACGTCTTTCACAGCAGCATCAGCGTACATTTCGCCGTGCGTACCGTCTTCTGACTTATGGACCTTCTTCATGGCCTATTCCCTTAGAAGTTGTAGTACTGGGTAAGACCAAACAAGCCAGTTGCAGACTGGACATTGTAGGCCTGAGGTATCTGGCGGAACACATACTTGTTCGTGCCAGTAGACGGCGTGAGATTGACGCCCGACGCATTCGCAAGGTCAATCGTGCCACGGACATCGCCCGTTGTGGCGGACGGTGTAGTACGGTCAGCAGGTAAGAACCCGTTTGCAGCAAAGCCCGTGTTAACCGCTGGTGCAGTCTGAGAGTTACCAGAGTTAACAACAACTTCTGCTGAGGTATCTGAACGGATTGGCAAGCCAACAATTGCAGTCGTACCAACAGAGTAAGCGTGGGTCGTATCAGCCGTGCCGCCGGAAAGCACCACAGACTTGATATACTTAAACGCCTTCTTGCCGTTTACTGCGTTACCCGCTGAAATCGTGATGGCTTCAGACATTGGATATCCGTAGACATCGTAGCCGTTAACCGTCGCGGTTGCATAAGTGGCGCTGGCTGCTGCAGTAACGCTTACTGCACGGCCAACCATTGCCATTGGGTTCCAAAGCCAAATTGATGGCGTCTGGATGTTTGTTGGGATTGCGCAAGATTGCACGTTTGGATAGGCCAAAGTAACCGTACCAGACGTGAATGTTACGTTTTGACTTAGCTGATAAGTACCAGTCTGTCCGTTACCAACCGTTGATGAAGTTCCTGTCGTCGTAATCTGAGAGCCGATATAGACGCCAGAAGTTGCACCAAGGGTTCCGCCTGTCACCGTCGTAGAAGAGGACAGAAGAACCATTCCCGGACCAATTGGCATGCCACTGTTTGCCGTAACAGTCAGGATACCGTTCGTTGCTGAAGCGGTAACTGAAGCATAGGCATCAAGTGCCAAAACCGTGTCCGTGGCGCCCGTATCTGACCGGGTAAAGTTGGACGAATAGTAGACGCCAGTAGTAGCGGAGTTAGTCGTAACAAGCGAAAGAGTCGCGCTTGTGGGGTTTGCAGAGGCAACAATTGCTGCCGCTGCGTTTGTGTATGGGACACCCGTGAACGAAACAATGTCACTAAAGCCATACCAGCCAAAGTCTTGAGCGGACTGCGATTCACCCGGAAGGTAGGTGAATGGAAGACGCGGATCAAGGATGCCGCCCCCCGCATAAAATAGCGAGGAGCCTAGGTCAGGGTTATAGTCCGATGGTTGCGATGGGTTTTGCCCAAATACAATCAGTGGACCGGAGAATGCTGTATCAGCCATAGTGCCTTCTCCTTACGAGGTTGGGAACGAGCCGTAGATCGCGCGCCAGTTGTAGTAACCAAACGAGTAACGCTCGTAGCCCTTAACAAGCAAGTTGTCAGTCACGAAATCAACTTGCATGTCTGTTTCAAACTTAATGCGTTCCATATACGCCAAGCCATCGATGTTGGTGAGGAGGAACCAAGCGTAAGCTGAGGTCAAGAAGTCGTTGACCATATAGCCTTCGCTGAGACCACCTGCCGTCATCATGATCGCATTGACGTCGTTGTCCGCAGTACCCGGACGCAATTCAGTCTTCGTGAGACGGATTGCAACTGGTTCTAACTGTGGAGGAACGATTAGTTTGCGGCCACGGGCAAAGATTTTCAAGCCAGCCTGATCTTTGAAGTTCGTGCGGACTGCAATCATTGCATTCAGCAAAGTGGCTTCGTTCAAGTCAACCTGAGTCGTTGGCGTGTTAGCAACCGTACCACCGTCAATAGGATGCGCCGTGGAGCAGAGTGCTACACCGTCACCGCCAACTGCTGCGTTGTACGTCGTTGCCGTGTTAAGGATGTTCGCGCCATAAATTTCCTTAGTCTGCTGGAAAGATTCCACGAGGCCAAGGTTGGATGGCATGAACTGGGTCTTGTAGAGGTTATCGTCAATCGCCTTGCGGGTGATTGCGTAACCCAGAGCAATTTCAGTGTGCTCTTGGTTCCAGACGAAGCGTTCGCCAGCATTAGAATCAAAAGCGGTCTGGCCGCCTTCAGTCTTAAGCTGTGCGAGGCCAAGGTAACGCATTTCTGCCGTGCGTTCCAAAGCCATTTTTGATTCGTGCTTCGTGAAGATTTTGTCGTACTGAGATGAAATCATCTCGTACTTGCCTTCTACCCCGCGTAGACCGGGGAGGAGAAGGTCTCTGATCTGACTTAGATTAACAGCCATAACACCTTACTCCTTAGCTGATGCCAGTTGGGCCAGCGCCGTTGCTGCGGAAGATTTCGTTGTTGAAGCCAACGATTACGTTGCAGTACTGCGAGGTTGGGTCGCCACCGTTTTGGAAACCAACTTGGTAATCCACAATGGTGAATGGGAAAGTGACAGTCGTTCCAACGGACGAAAGATACGCACCGGAACGGCCAGTTGACGTGTTGCCCGTTCCAATGGAGAACTGGGCGTATTGGCCCTGAACGCCAGAAGTCTGCGTGGAAAGGGTACCCGTGATTGGGAACGAGGTTGTGCTTGTCTGAACGATGAAACGAGCATTAGGGTCATCAATGACGTAAGCTTCAACGTCACCCGTTGCACCGGAGCCGGGCCAATAGTTAGACCAGACCGTGCGGCCAAGAGATGTGTTGAGGTACTTGCAGCCAACAAAAATACCCGCGAGGGTCGTCGTGCCGGGGGAAGCCTGAACGATGTAACCGTTGGCGCTGCTTACCGCTGGCATTACTGGATCGCCAGTGTAGATAGCACCTGAACTCGACGCAATACGGCGTACGGATTGAGCGAACGTAGGCGCACCACCCGCACCACCCTGATACTGCGTAAAGCCAAAATACGCTTGCGTATTAGCCATAGCAATTTTTCCTGAGTGATGAGGTTACTATGCGCCAAGCACTGCTAACCCCGACAAGATAACCCGCCTCCCACAGGGCAGGTTAGAGGCCGTCCTTATTCATTAGGAACAGGCATAGCCTCGTATGATTTTTTCACCTGAGGACGGACGCGAGCATCCTCGCGGGTCATTGTGCCATCAGGTGTGGTGCTAAGCTGTTGTTCCTTAGAACGGACTTGGTTCCTAGCACGACGCAATTCTATAGCTTTTGCTTCATCTGTCAACTCTTTAGGACGCTCCATCAAAATCATGCCGTCACGCTCAATTGTTGCGTAGTTGCCAGTTGGCATCATAGCCTTGTGGCGGGCATCCCGATTTGCAGGAACTGGCGTCCAACCAGCGTCTGCCAAGCGAATTTGGTATGACGGGTCTTCCTGATTATAAATGGTTTTACGCTTCCATTCATATGACCAGCCCTCTGGGACAATGTATGGATCAATGAAATACTGATCCGTGTTGTCCATGTCCAAGCCCTGACGGTGGGCGCGAATTTCAGCAGTGCGTTTTGCTGCGCGTTCTGCGGGGCTTTCAGCGCGAACTTCACCACGAACATCTGGGCGGATGTCAGAAGTTGATTTTTTAGGGGTTAACTTAGTAAGTTTGGTTTCATTCTCAGCCATTTGGCTCTCCTATTAGTTAAGCTTACCTTCGCGCTTCAACGCGACCATGTTCTTGGCGTAATCTTCAGGGGACATGCCCATCATTGACGCCATCTCACGCATTTCAGAACTTAGACGCACCACTTGAGACTTGCTTGGCGTACCGGACGCAGTTCGTGTGGTGGGCGCAGCGGCTGGAGCAGTTCGTTTCTGAACCGGAGCAGCGGCGGCAGACAATGCAATGTCTTCACCGTCATCAGCCTGTACTGGCGGAGCCTTTTTAAAGCCCAACTGCTGCTCAATTGCGTCAAAATATGCATCAGAATCAACAATATAGCCGTCAGCCATAGCAATATTGTGGGCGCCAACCATTTTTTGGTACATGCGCTGGTCCGTGATGCACTGAGGATGCGCCCTGATCCATGCGGCGGATCGTGGCGACAGCGTTGAAGCTACACGCTCAACCGGATCGTTGGTCTGTGGCGCCGCTGGCTGTGGGTTAGCTAAACGCTCCTCAAGGGAAGCCTTGCCATTCTGTAGCTGCAACAACTTTGCAGCATTTAATGACATTGTTTCCTGAATCTGAGCAGCCGCGTCGTAGTCACCTGAAGTCATGGCCTCTTTGAAGTTAGACTTTAGGTAATCAGATTCGCGCTTAAGCTTATCAATTGCCCCAGTGATAAGCTGAAGGTTGCTGTCTTGTACTTCAGCGGCAGCCTTTGTAGCCGTCTGCTGCGCTTGTTGGGCGCGGCTCTCTGCCTCAAACCGGAGTTTCTTTTCCTCCTCAAGGCGAGCCTTCAGTTCCGCAATGCCATCTTCCGGCGTCTGCGAATCATTTGCCGCTACTTTTGTTTCCGTTTTGTTCTCTTCAACAGCCGCCTCTGGGGCGTCGTCAAGAACGGTAATTTCTTCATCTACTTGTTCCATTTGGAATTTCCTTACCAAACTGCATCAGGTGCCGGGATGCGGCCACGGATGTCGATGTCACGCAAAACGCG